GCCAAGAATAACAGCAGCTTTGCCAAGTGGGTGTGGCACTACTTGAGACAGCTTTTGCCCAGCTCTAAAACCCCTGCCAGCTCCAGCCATACCACCACCAACATCTGCGACAAAGGTTGCGGTAGGAGCTAAATTAGGAGTAACAACATCTCCCCACCAGCCTACAGCGCTGTTAGCTGGAAACTCTTTGGAATATTTTTTTCCATCAAAAACACTTGTGCCAACAGGGTCTTGGTAATAAAGGTCGCCATCTTTATTTATATATTTAAGAGAAGCATGTTTATCGTTTGGAAATCGTTGTGATGCTAGATATTCAATTCTAGAGTTGTCATCAAGAAACAAATTAGACCTTGCCTTTCTAAGTGACCAAGCATCGTTGTTTTGTTCCCAAATACGCTGATTATTAGCTATATCAGAGATCTCACTATCAATTTCTTGTAAAACACTGTCACCCATTAATCTTTGCTCATTTTTACTATCATAGCGTCTATCTTAGCAATTGCAGCAGCTCTTTCATCTGGGGTTAAGTTTTGATACTTGCCCACTCCATTCTCAATGTCATCTTTTAATTTTATAGCGTGAGTCAATTGCGGAGATTGATTTTGTGTATAAGTCGAAGGCACCTCTTTCTCTTGACCATTTCTCCAGCCTTCTGCAAACTCTTCACCATCAAACCCTTCATCTATCTTGTAAACAGTTCCATCCAAGTCTGTATAACCTTCTTTCACAATCGCCTCAAGCTCTGCGGTTTCGTCTTCATCAAAGATTAAATTATCGTTATACCAGTCGGCTTCAAACTTTGTCAGCTCTCTATAAACCTTGGAATCAGAAATTTCTCCACGCTCCGCCTGTGCTTCTAAATCATCTGCTTTGATTATATAGTCATTATAAAAATCAATATCTCTTTGGGAGATTCTCTTTAAATAGTCAGACTGCTTCATAAAGCCATTATAGTTTGATCCAAGATTGGGTGAAGCCTGTATAAATAATTCCATCTCTCTGTTCGAGATGGCACCCTTGGTTCTGCTAACTATATCCATTGTAAAGCCCATTGATATTTGGGTCATCAATATTTGATCGCCCAATATCTGTGTCGCTGTTTCATCACTATAACCAAAAGCATCAAGAAGTTTTCTGGGGTACATAGTCAGTCTAGCGACCTCTCCAAAATTCTCTGGTCCTAACCTCGTAGCTATCTCTTGGGCTTCAATAACATTGGCGATAGCAGATACCCCAGCTCTTTGTTTAGCCATGACTTCATCTTCTGATGCGTATTGTCTGGCTAGTGCTTTTTTACTCCTCTCACTTATTCCACCTTGATCTATATTGACAACACTGGAAGGCGACTTAACTTCTATTGCGTTCTTATTGTCTATAAGGTCATCAATTATCTCATCGTTTGCAACATGATCTCGCACAGTTTGACGAACCACCTTGCCTTCTTTGTCAATATATTCAAAAGTCAACAACGGACCTCTTTTGTTTTTATAATCTAGGTCTTTTAATGAAACCTGTTTTAGATATTCCATTGCAGACCTTTCATCCTGCATCGCTAATTGAGCAGCTTGCAATCCAAGCTCTCTGTTAGCTTTTCTGCTTTCATCTGCATTGGCTCTCATTCTTTCAGAAGCTCTTGTAAAACCAACACCCAGTCCTGTGTAAGCCGAAGCGCCACCAGTGTTTGGTGTGGATAATAAACCAGCACCTAACTCACTAGCCAGATCAAAAAAACTCATCTTAGGCGCTTGATACATATAAGGAGACAGTCGCTCTTGATACTTCTCTACATTGGTATCAAAATCACCGCCCATCGCAGTTATTTGCGCCTTTCTTTGTTCTTGTTCAAGTTTAGCTCGTTGAGCCAACATTTCTTGAAGATAAGCAAACTGCTCGTCTGGAGATATACGATCATTAGAACCATCTGCCAAACTATCCTCTTCGATAATCTGTAAATCTGGAGTAGCCATTAGATTTTATGGTCCACCTGATCCCCAAGGCGTTTGGTTTTGATTGTTTCCTTGGTTAAAAAAGTTGCCCAAAGCTCCCAGTGTGCTTAAACCAACACCCAAGCCAGCTTGTAATGCACTGGGCTGTGGAGCGTAGGTTGTTGTTGTTTGTTGTTGTCCGCTTGGCACTGTCTGAACAAAAGGCAACAGCGATTGGTATTGATTCAATGGCGCTTGTTGTGCTTGTAGATCGTTTGCTCTTTGAGCTTCTAGTTGTTGTTGTGCGAACTGTTGTTGCATTTGACCAGAGCCAGCCAATTGGTTTGCACCAAATGCTCCAGCTTGTTGCGCTTGTCCACCAAGGTTTTGTAAATTACCACCCAAGCCCATTTGTGCTTGAGCTCTTTGTTGTCCTATTTGAGCTTCAAGACCGCCTAAATTGCTAAGAGCACCAGCTTGTGTTTGTTGTGCGCCAAATCGAGTGCCAGCCAATGAGCTTAATCCAGACGCTAAACCGCTTTGCGCTCCCAATTGTTGACCAGCTAGACCAGTCAATGTACCAGTTAAGTTTTGTCCAGCTCCCAATCTTGATCCAGCCAATGAGCTTAACCCAGACGCTAAACCGCTTTGCGCTCCCAATTGTTGACCAGCTAGACCAGTCAATGTACCAGTTAAGTTTTGTCCAGCTCCCAATCTTGATCCAGCCATACCAGTCAATGTACCAGTTAGGTTTTGTCCAGCACCCAATCTTGATCCAGCCATACCAGCTAAACCAGATGAAGCAGCTCTTCTAGCTGCTTGTTGCCTAGCAAACTCACCCATTCCCATTTGCTGTGCTTGTGAGTAGCCACCAGCTCTAATATTAGCTATTGACTGACCTAGACCCCTACCTAGTGCTTCTCTTCGTTCTGCTGCGCTTAAACGAGCTCTTGATCCAAATGCTGACTCTCCGCCTGTCTGAATATCTCTAGCTCTCTGTGCCATATCTTGTTTGTCGCCAGCCCTCATAGTGCGTTCTATGACTCCTTGAACTACTTGATCCTCGTAAGGATTGTAAAATCGTTCTGTCATTGATGGATCGTAGGCACCAGTGGTTTGTCTTAATAAGTCTTCTGATTCACCCAAACGAGTGCCATAACCAGCAACATCGCCCATAGCTCTGCCAGCTAAAGCACCTAATTGTGTTCCATAACCAGCAACATCACCCATAGCTCTACCACCTAAAGCGCCCAATTGCGTTCCAAAAGCGCCAGTAGCGCCTCTTTGTATGGATTCTATATCACCTAATTGCGTACCATAACCAGCAACATCACCCATAGCTCTACCAGCTAAAGAACCTAATTGTGTTCCAAAAGCGCCAGTAGCGCCTCTTTGGATGGATTCTATATCGCCTAATTGACCTTGTAGTGAACCAACACCGCTTTGAATAGCGCCTAGAGATTGTAACTCTCTCATTCTAGCTTGATCTAATCCAGAGCCAAGCTCACCTATAGATGCACGATAAGCTGATTCAGCATCACTCAAATAAGGCTGTTGTATACCAGCTTGTTCTCTGGTCATTTGCATGGCTCTCAACTGGTCTTCTGACAGACCAGCTATTTCTTGAGGGATAACTCTAGGTCTGCCTTGTTCGTCATAGAAAGTTCTTTCGGCTGCTCTAAAAGCACCGGGTATGAAGCCGCCTTGACCATCTAAACCAAACAACAGCTCTCTGGTTAATGGGTCAACACTTGTTTCAATACGATTTATACCACTAACATAAGGATCTTGTGTCTCAGGCATTAACTCTACTCCCAAACTCATCCATCAAACCATACATTAATTGCGTTCCACGCTCTCTGTCTTCGCCAAGACTAGGCACTAAATTAATAATGCCGCCTTGATTCTTCTGCATCACATAACTTCCAGCACCACGAACACCACGACCTGTCATAACAAACTCACCATCACTTAACATAGCTGGTATCTCATCACTGGTTTCTGTACCTATTCCATTAATGTGTCCATTCATTGGTTGAAAGTCTTGCATGGCAACAGTGCCACCATTAGCAAATCCTCTAGCATTAGGCATTGAAACATAAGGACCATAACCTGAACCTAAAATTGGCGGCACTGATCTTCTTGCCATTTGAGCCATGCCACCCATATTCATGCCACGAGGTCTTCTTCTTATCTTCTCGGTAATACTGGACAATCCACCAATAGGTCTTTCAGGAATATTAGGCATAGGAAGCACTGGTTGGCTTATTGGTATTCCAGCAGGTAATAGCCCACGACCTTGTTGGGCTTGTTGGATTTGTTGTTCTGCGGCTCTATCTCTCATTTTTTTAGCCCATAATGCGGCTTCTCTTTCATTTTCTGGAAGTTGCATTATCCTAATCATTTCTTGTTTGCTTGGACTGTATCCGCTTATTTTTGCTTCTATCTCTGCCGACATTGGTGGATGCAGAGGCTCTAGAGGTTGTCCTACATTCGGATCAAAAGAGGGTGGTGGTGTACCAATTCTAGGTGGTCTAACTTCACGAATTGGTTCAGGAGTGCCTTGCGCTGGCATCACTGCGTTATATAAGGATAAAACGTCTGGTGGAGATCCTTTATTACCCCTTTCAGGTTTATCGCTTGGTCCTAAAGGTATTGAAGGCATTGGTGTACCAATTCTAGGTGGTCTAACTGATCTTCCTAATGGAACGCTGGGAGAAGCAGAAGGCAAAGGAGAAACATAAGGAGTACCATCAGGGTTTAAACGCATTGGAGTCCCTTGTGCTTGCTGGAACTCTGGTCTATCGCTTGGTCCTAAAGGTATTGAAGGCATTGGTGTGCCAAAGCCTGCGGTGTTGAACCTAGGTGATGGTGTACCAACAGGCTCTGGAAGTCTCATCAGATCACTCCGCCCACCTGCTATTTTTCGCATTCCGCCAACGCTCATAGGTCTATCGCTTGGTCCCAAAGGCATTGGTCTACCAATTCTAGGCGGTGGTTGTCCTACATTTGGATCAAATCTAGGACTTCTAGGTCTGTCAGCATCCATTGGTCTTCTAGGTGGTATAGGGAAAGGTTTACCACTTGGTCCAACAGTAGGTGTGTCTGGGCGTGTCGGTCTTTCCCACAGTGTTTTATCAAACTGCCATCCTTGAGGCTTATACCAAAATTGATTTAGCCAATAGGGTTCCGATGAAAAACGCATTGGGTTTTTGCTCCATGCTTCTTGGTCTATTCTTAGCTTTTCTAGTTGTTCTGGTGAGGGTCCACCTTGTCCCATATAAGGATCTATTGTTGGCGAAGCTGGTTGTGTTGGAAAAGGCTCTGCACCAAAGAACTCAGTGTAAGGATCTATTGTTGGCGAAGCTGGTTGTGTTGGAAAAGGCTCTGCACCAAAGAACTCAGTGTGGAGTTGAGGATTAAGTCCTTCATCAGCTCCACCAAAAGGGTCGGTTGTTGCTTGTAATTGCTCTAATAGCAAAGGAGAAACATAAGGAGTACCATCAGCAGCTAATGGTGATGAAGGCGGGGGAGCTGGCAGTAAAGGAGCGCCATCAGGACTTAAACCTACTGGCGTTTCAATATTTTCACTCATTGCATCTTTCGCTGCAAGATAGTTTTCTGGAATTTCAAAATTATAGTTGTCTGGAATTTCAAAATTTATAGGTGCTGGTGGTAACGGCATCATAGATGGCACCGCAACTGGTCTTAGCACCTGCATTGGAACACCTCTTACTTCACCGCCATAAGCAGCGTTTATTGGAAGGATAGTAGCTGATTCATCAAGCGGTTTTCCACCACTTAGCTCTGGAATTGTGCCTCTTGGCAACAAACCAAACTCAACTGGGTTCGGGGCTTCTTGCCCCATTCTTCTAGCTATCTCAGCTTCTATATTAAATCTTCCTGTTGGACCCATCGCTGTCATTGGTGTGATCGGCACTCCTTTCATGTTCTTAGTGTCTTCGTAAGCGAGCTTACCTAAACTAGCAGCTAAAGCTCCAATTCCAGCCATGCCTAGCGCATTACCCAAGCCGCCACCGCCACCGCCAAGTAAGCCGCCACCAGCACCAATGCCCAAAGCATTTTTTATTTTCGGTCCTAGTGTTCCGCCCAAGATGCCTGTTTGTTGTGCTACTCCGCCAGCTCCACCGCCAGCACCAGCACCACCAGCAATTTGTTGTATTATATTTCCAGTGTTAGGGTCTATCGAATATCCAGCTTGTTTGACCATATCTGCCCCATAAACATTACCAGCTTGATCGGCATAACCAGTAATTTGTCCAGACGCATTTGTTACTGGCTCTAATCCAGCAGCCATACCTTCGGCTCCAAATAAATTTCCTTGTAATCCGCCAGTTAGTCGCTGTATGCCAGAACCAGATCTTGATAATAACTCACTTGGATCAGTTGCCCCAAAAGGCAATCCGACCTCACCTGTAATTTTATTAATATATTCCCCAGTATTTGGCTCTAGGATATAATCATCTGGATTTGCTGATTTAAACACGCCTTTAACATTTGACATAAAGCTATCACCGCCAAACATACTAGGAGTTACTGCGCCTTTATTAAATAGGTCAGCTATACCACCCTTGCCAGCAACACCAGTGTTTGCCCATGCACCAGAAAAGCCACCGCCAGTTTTAAAAGCATCAAAACTTTCTCCAAAGCTAGGTCCAGTTCTTAAAGGACCAGCCACTGATAGTAATGCCAGTGGGCTTGCATCGCCTTTTGCGACATCATAAACAGTTAGGGCTTTATCAGCCATTGCTGCTACTGTTTGCCAAGGACCGGGTATATATTGAGCTATTTTAGCGACTGGTCGTACTATCTTTTTGGCAAACTTGGCTATTTTTTTGAAGAAACCAAACTCTGGAAGCCCTGTGTGTGGGTTTAACTTAACCCCACTATCTAATGCGCCAATCCCTTGCATGACACGACTTTCTGGCATGATGTCGTATTGGTCAAATTTTCTTTCAAGATACGACTCAAATTCTGGGTCATCTTCAAGTAATGCTGGCGGAATGATAACATCACCGGGTTCTAAATGAGCTAACACAGTATCCGAACCACTGCCCATGTGTTGTATCTCCATAGCTTGTTCTGCTAGTGGAGCTTGTGCTTGTTGAGCCATTGCTTCAAATGATCCTATAGCCTGTATTTTCTCTTCAGGAGTTAGAGCACCTTGCTCTGCTTCAATCTCCATCAACAAACGCTGTTTGTCTTCGTCAGTCATTTGACCCAAACTAGGACTAGCTTGTCTAAACATTTCCATTTCTCTATTGGAAATAGCACCTCTAGTTGGTTGAACAACTGAGTTTGTAAAATCTTGGGACATGGAATTTATTTGATCTTCCAAACTAGGACTAGGACTAGCTTGTCTAAACATTTCCATTTCTCTATTGGAAATAGCACCTCTAGTTGGCTTAACTAAGGCTCTCATAGCTTGTACATCGGCAGATGTATCTTTGTATGGTCCTAAAACACCCATTTGAGTATCGCCAATCAGCGCATCTATTCTTCGTTGTAATTGTTCGCTTATTGCCATATTAACTCGTTGTTACAGTAACGCTCCCTATACTAAATGTAGCACCCAATCCTACTGGATAGGTTTGATGGCTATACAAATCCCTTAAAGAATTACCATCAAATGCTTGGTGAATCGCTCTAGTAGTATTAAATATTATAGCACCAGTTGCAAATTGTAATGTATCTATTTCATCATCGTTGTAGCTGGGCACTTGGTCTGGGTCAACAGCGCTCAAGTTAATTTCTAGGACACGAACCAGCCTATTATAGAGCTCTGCTGTGACTGTACCAGTTTCAGCTAATGGCAAACGAGTGGGTAAAAGTTTGCTCATCTCTTGCCAGAAGGCTGAACATCAAGTCGAGTGCTCCCTAGTCGCCACTTATAATCTTTACGATCAGCAGTTGAATCATCGTCATCAGACTCAAAACGAAGCACAAACTGCCGACCTCTAGCTCTCACATAGCTTTGATTGGTAGTCGATGTTATCTGGTTTGTAGAGGATGTAGACAGGCTTTCCCCATTAAAATTCCTATTTTTCAACACGATATTAACAGCTCCATTCGGAGATGTACCTGCTGCGTTGACAAATTTAATGTCTGGAATGATTCTTTTAATAAAGGCAAACTGCTCACCATCGCCAAAATCCAAGTCTGCTGACTCGATATAAACATTATCCATTGGATCAGTGTCGTTGTTATAACCACTTTCATGTTCATATAGATAATAAGCACTAGACGACACGCCAGTTGCTTGTGGTTTGTTTTGTATACCACTATCGACCCAAGCATAACGAACCAGAGAGCCTATAGACCACAGGTTTTCTTCGTAATTGTACATTGCATAACGCGATATTTCTTTGGTGCCATCTTCTATAGAAGGATAGAAAAACCACACTTCAGAGAACTCGGAGTTAAGAGCTACATGGCATTTGTGCGATTGTGACTGATCTAGGTCCAAAAACACATACTCTTGCACAGAGCATGGAATCTTCTGAACCGCACCATTATAAAAGTAAAAACCCTGCTTGCTCATATAGAAAACCCCACTGGGAGCATTAACACAGGCTTTAGGACCGATTAAACCAGCGCCTTGATTAATTAAATTGATAGAAAAAGTCAATGGTGGTCCTATAAAATTCATTGAATACAGAGCAGTATCAGTCCAAATCAACACTTCTTGTCTCGCCTTTAATCCACCAACAATAAGAGATCCACTGGATAATCGAAGAGAACCAGCCGAATTGGTTGTTTTGGGCTCAAACTCCAACGAGTCTTCTTGATCTGAGAACGCTATAAACATAGGGTCAATAACGCCAGTTCTGTCGTTGCTGGAATCTAACGGATCAGCTCCCAATACAATTAAATGCCTGTCTGTTTCAGAAGTAATGACCTGTAAACCAACTGTAGGCACTTTGTTAGCGCCAGATATGCCACTTAAAACCACTGCTCTTGTTGTTAAACCATTGTTTTCAACCCATTTATAGATTCCACCAGCTCTAGGGTTGATAATTAAATCTTCACCAAAGTTATCGTTAGTCCACAGCCTTAATTGGTTGGTAGCGTCTAAAGACCCAGATGAGCCGAAGGTTCCAGAGCCCCACCCATCAATACCCCAACCAGTGCCTTGCACATAATCATCTAGTCCGACATTAATCTGATAAGCGCCAACAACGCTGCCCCCGCCATTACCGCTATCACTACTGTTAGCTGTAACTGTATCTCCGTCAGTGTCTTTAGCTTCAACAGTATAAACATTGGCACTGGTGATAGTGGCAATTTGATATTCCTGATTAAGAACAGTTGCAGTAATTAAACCACCTAGAGTAGCGGCACCACTAAAAGTAACAAAATCGTTTTTAACTGCTCCATGGCTTGTATCAGTAACAGTGATGGTGGCATCACCATTAGACGCTGAAAAAGTTACATCACCAGCAGATGTAGTAGCTCTTATTGGCGTAACATCGTTGTAAGTGCCACCAGATTCAACATAATATTTATAGGTAGTGCCTATCCCAGTAAAACGAGTTCCAGCTAAAGACACCCACTGGTGTAGAGCTCTTGCTATGCCTAGGAAAGCAGTAGCCGAATATTTAACCCAACCACCAATCTTTTCAGCACGATTTTTGCGAAAACGAATAAAGTTACCATCGACCCAGCCACCTTCGTTGCTGTAATCGGTTTCTTCTTTATTGATACCAGCTTTGAAATTAAATTTTGCTAAAGGCATAAGTAAACTCCTTGATAAAAGTTTACCACAAAATTATTACACTAAGCTAAACGAATAATAGCGCCTGTGGCTGTAGGGCTTGGGAACACAACTGTAAAGTCTCCAGCAGTGGATGTTTTGTCTCCACCAAAATCAATGGCACATAAGGCTTTATTGCTATTGGTTGAGTTATATAGCAAACAACCTCTAGCAGTAACAGTGGCTGTGCCAAATGTTAAGTCAGCAAAATCACAAACAGCAGTTGTTCCACTGGTAGCTGGGGTCACATTTGTCAATGCAGAACCGCCAGCGCTATAATTAGTACCACTTACTTCTTGTGAAGTTGAATACGCAGTAGTCGCAGCACCCATTGTTGCTGAACTTGTGTATAACGCTAATTTAATAGAGTCAGCTCCATTGGTTAGATTGTGACCCTCAACAAGAATCTCTTGTTTAAAACTTGTTGCTATTGCAGATGTAATTGCCATTTTAAAGCTCCTTAATAATCTTAGCCATGTCGCTGTGACCTTGGCTATTTAATAATCCTACAATAGTTACTCTATCAGATTCTATGGCACTTTTCATACCATTTAATATTATGACATAAATATGCTTTTTAAACTGTAAAGCCTGTTCTCTTATATGAGGTGGTGCTTCGGCTGAAATATCACAAATTTTATTGGTTATCATCTCAGCCCAAAACTCTGGGTCATGCCCTTTGTTTTGCGTTGTATGAACGCTGACTTGACCTAGTTGTATAAAGCTGTCTGTCATTATCCTTTATATGGTTCTGGTGGAACAATCTCTTCTTGCAAAGTTAAATTGTATTCTGAAAGTGTAGACTCTATATCTTCATAAGGTGCAATAATCCACTTCTCTTCATGTGGTACTGCTACTAATGGTTTTGCTAACCTATGATAACCATACAATCGTTCAGTTGCTGGCACACAAGAATCGAGCACTGTTGAGCGTGGTGAAACACCCACAGTAATACCATTCTCCATCAGCTTGCATAACCAAAACTCGACACAAGCTCTACCAGCTTCAGCAAAATGTAAATCACTTGAATAGGAAAAGTCTATGCCAAACAAGTCAATCGCTGCTACTTTATTGTATAGAGCAAAAGCAATAGCGTAAGCAACTGTGTTGTTAAAGTAAGCACACTTAGCAGAGTTAGCAACTTCAACCAACGGATACAACACTGCATTAGGCACTCTTTTGTCTAGCTCACAGGTGTATATTGGTATCTTTAACTTAGGCAGAATCTTTTTCATTACCTTAGTTTGTTTACCAGCGTCATTGGTATCGAAAAAACGACTTGCTGGGTCCATCATAAACAAACGATCTAGGTTAAACACAGAAGCTGCTGAGTTAATGCCCCAGACTTCATCCCAGTCTTTGCTGTTTTCTTTTGAGATCACATAGTCTATTTGAGATAAACCTAGACCTATTAAGGCAATTCGCTTGCCTTTGAGCGACTTAATGGGCTTCATTACGAGATACCGAGTCTTAGACTATCGTATCTATATTCATCCCTAGTTTCTCTTCCTTCACTTAAATTCTTCATTCGAGCCACACTCTCCTTGAATCTTGCTTCAAAGTTGGAAACGATTTCTGGAGACTCTTTTAAAAAGATAGCTCCTTCTACTAAACTGCCATATAGCAACGCATCGCTATAATCTGTTGAAAGAACTGTTGTTCCACTGTCACTACCGCTTGTAATTGAAGCTGGTTTATATAAATAATGTAATTCACAAGTATAAGCTGAATCTGGAATTGGAGCAAGAGCGAAGGAACTTTGACTGAAAATAGAATAATATTTCGGTTGCCCTGTCACTGTCGTTGTTGGGCTATATTCTTTTAGAAAAGAAGCGTGTTTTAAATCTAAATAGGTGTAGGTGTTACTACTAATGATAGCCAAGCTCATTGGCGCTAAAAAATCTGTTGGACAAGCTAAAAAACGATTATCAGCAGCAGTTTGACCTTGAACATTCTTTCTTTGCTCTGGTAATTGCACCATTTGCAGTATGCGGTCTTCGGATTCGGTGATAAAAGTAGGCAACTGCGTGGTAAAAGTGCTCTCGCTAGACTCTAAGTAGTCTCCAATTGCTGTTTTCAATGTTGAATATGTAAAACTCATGTTGTAGTAATGGTAACAGAGCCAACCTCACAAGCAACTTCAAAAGTCGTTAGTTGAGCGCCTAGCTTCCCTAAACCTACATTGGTGTAAACTGTAAAAAAATTATTGTCGTCAGCAGTATCTGGTCTTGGGTTTTTTAATGCCTCTGCATCTGCTGTTGCTGGTCGAGGATTAAGCTGTGGATGTTTTGGACTCCATTGATCTGGACCAACAAGTAAGCCGTTCCATGTCATCTTCATCTCATCTAACTTATAGCGGAATCCTGTGATGTCACAGATTCCCCAAGCCTTTTTTCCTGTCGCATAAGTAGACATTATGGTGAATTATAACTTCTCAAGTCTGGGCTCACCCTAAAACTAGCTCTCTCCTCATCTTGAGTCATAGCCCTTAAAAATTCTTCTTCGTATAATTGTTTTAGCATTCCAGTTCTGTCTGGAGCCTTTTTTAAAGAAATATAATAGGCTAGACCAGCAGCTAAACATGGATAGAAACGATAAGGCATTTGCATAGTATCAGCGCCAACATCAGCATCATCCATTCTGGTTAAAACATTCATATATATGGTATATGTGCTGGACTTATCTGGGGCTGGAAAAACAGTTATTGTGGGCGACAATTGCTTGTCAATCATAAACTGATTAGGCTTTCCTGTCGTGCTTTTGCTTGGATAAGACGAATATTCTGATCTACTTATTCTTGTCATAGGCAGATCAGTAATCACTGAATTAGTGGTTTCACGAATAAAAGCGTCTAATACATCAATAGGTGCTGTAGCATTCGTTGAATCTATGTTGTAAACAGTAGTGTCTTCAACCATGGCGACAGTCTTTTGATTGACAGTCCATTGGTTTAAGCCACGATTAGACCACTCAGCTAATAAAAGATTAAGGCTTCTTTGTGCGGTTTTGAGGTCGTATCCAGTTCTAAGCTCTATACCACAGCGTTCAAAGGCTTCTTCAATAAACTCACCAACATCGGGTTCAAAGTTCTTGCTACCAGAGGTTGCCATTTATTTTCTCCTTTTTGCTTTTTTACCTACCTTTTTAGCGTATGCTTTAGCTTTTTTCTTACCAGCCTTTGTATATGCAAACTTCTTTTTACCGACTATTGGCATAAAAAATTAACCATATTTTTTGACTAATTTGAGTACAATCATATAGGTATCGCCACTGCCATGCCCCAATGTTGTAAAATCAAGATCACCAGTAACACCGCTTCCAGCGTTATTGGGTATTGCTGTAAAGTCATCGTAATATTCATCGCCAGTCGAATCAGAAGGAAGGTTGATAGCTAACACATTAGCAGTTGCATCAAAATCAATTTTGACACTCATGCCAACAGTTGCCCACCACACTCTGGCTATATCAACTGAGCTACAAGTTACACCAGCAGAATTTGAGCTTAATGCCGAAACATCTACCTTTTTTACAGCAGCTTCACCAGTGCCATCGCTGACATTGGTGAATTTCATAACAGCTATTCTTTCGCCATCTTGTATTGTTTGCGAAGTTACCGCGTCAGCCATAAATTACTCCTTACTCAAATATGATTCTATTAATGGCTTGATAGTGAACATCCAATGCTTCTGCTGCTCCAGCACCAGCTTCTATTCCAATATAAGGAATAAAGTCAATATCATCAGTCATCGCTGCTGATTTTGTAGTGCCTTTAGCTACTGCTGTACCACCAGTAGAGCCAGAAGTAGTTGTGATGCTATATTGTATACCATTAACAAACATAGATAATTTCCTATCAGAATCAATTTTTATTCTTAACTGGTAAGTTGTGTTTGCAGCTACAGTAATAGGTAAAGCACTAATATAATCAGTACCACCTATGCTATGCACAAAATGAAGCAATGTAAAATCAGTGAATGCTTCTGAGTTTGTTGCATCAGTCTGAAACTTGAAATACGCTTGGTTAGCATCTGTGGCAACCAATTGATCGTTGGTTAGCTTTAAACCAGCCCACCATTTTTGATTATCAATTGCATTCGTTGACACTGAGCATTCCCATTCTGTTTGGTTCTCAGAACCCCATAACACTCCTGTCCAAGCTGTAAAAGCTGTGTCCAAGTGTGGCGCAATGATTGCCTGATCTTGGTCTGCACCAGCAGTTGTAATAGTCAGCCCAGCTCTTGTCGTATCAAAAGTACATAGAGCAGTTGTCATATTGGTTCCTAGAACCTCAAAGTTTTTACTGGCAGCTCTTGCTACTTCAACAGTATATACTTGGTCAATGTCTGCATTGAGCGCTGGTCTTTTCTTAAAATATGATGACAGGTAATAACGCCCAGTATTCTTGGTAGCATCGTTTAACTGTGATACATCGCTAATTTCACCAGACTTTGCAGCCTTGCTAATGATGTCGAAACCATTTTCGGACCTAACTGGTCCACTAAATGTTGTGTTTGCCATAATTCTTTCTCCTGTGAAAAAATAAGTCTTATCGTCTCGGCTTGTCTGCTAGGTCAGTCGATAAAACAAAATATATTATCCTAGATAACATAAACTATAGCATAAAAAAGGAGCGTGTCGTTAAGAAATTAACTTAGGTCGAATCAACTTGGTTGTTTTGTAAACAACTTTGCCATCGCCCTCTTTAAAGACGATCTTTCTACCAAAGTCCCAAGTGCTATCTTCACTCGGATCAAAAGAGTTATGTGCTTTGATTGTTGCTTCAAACTCAATCCAGTCACATATCTCATAATCTTCACTGATCGACTTATTGAACACTGAATTTACAGAGCCGTGTGTCGTCAATTTATGACCTTCTTCTGTAATGTATTTAACATTGAGAGAGTCGCCATATCCATAGTCACATTCTTCTTTAGAAATAATCATTGCTTTGACTTTGACCTTTTTATCTCCGACATTACCAAAATGTTTGTTTTTATTTTTTGGTATGTAACGCGA